TCCTCTCTTTGCTATTTTATTACGGGAGCAACCTGACGAAAACTGGAACCTGAGGGAGCTTTACTTTACGGGCGAAAATACTCACCTGTTGATGAACGTCGCCAACCTACTCTGGTAAACATCTTCTCACTGTTTGGATGTACCGCTGTACCATGTGTTCCGCCAAGGTGAATCAAATCATGTAGGATTCGAGTTCCATAGCCTTTACTTTCAAACTTAGAATTGACAGCGATCAACAAGATTTCATCACCTAATAATCGACCCTGTCCGATCTCTTCACCATTTATAGAATATGTGAATTTTCGAACCCCTTTCGGTAAAGACTTTTCAACACGTTTGACATCCTTCCACTCGTCATCAGTTGCTTCTCTTAACTTTCCTGCAAATACTACTGAGCCACTTGCATATCGCTGCGCCTCTTCTCTATGACGTGTTACAAACGTCACTCCTCTAAAAGCTTTCAGGCTGGTATTAGGCGAACCATGATACCACCCTGTTTTATGATCAGCAACTTTTACATTAGATCCATTGAATACTGCTAAGCTTGACGGATGTCCACCTTCGCTAACAAGCATTGAATCAAACTCTGGCATTGCATCTTTAATCTGACTGACATAGCCCCACATTGGAAGCCCATCCCCTCGATGGATGAATCCTTCACTTGTGATTTTTGGTAGTTTATCATCTGGATCAGAATGAGAAGCATTATAGGCGATGCGGGCCTCTTCATAGGCTGCGCGGTGCTCAGGTTTTCGCATGTCGAGCGTATGCTTTACGCGCACCTCAACATCATACACTTTTCCTGCAGATTCAAGTAGATGTAGAAGTTCTTTGAGCATGATCCTATTTACTCGAGGCAAAGAAAAGGCAGGATACCTTTCGATATCCCGCCTAAACTTTTACTATCAACTTGACGTTTTACAAACGTCCTTCGGTATTAGACGAAGGAGAGGTTTGCTACGCTGATTCGACCGTAGTAATCGGCTGAGTTTCCAAGCGACGTTGCCGTGCTTGTGAACGTGGCCTTACCATAACGAGTCATCAACGAAACGTGTGGATTGAAGGTGTTTGGATCAACAACGACACCGCTTGACATCAATGGGATGTATGGGCAGTAGAAGTAGCCAGAGTCCATTTCGCCTGAACCACCCTTGAAACCAAGGAGGATTGGCTCAACCTGACCTGCTGGGAGGCCACCGACCGAAGAAGGTGAACCGTCGAAGTAGATGTAGGTGTAGACCTTGATCGAACCGTTGAGGGTACCGACAAGCTTGGTGTTGTTTGGACCATCGAAGGAACCGGAAACAGCTGGTGCGAAGACTGACTTAGCAGCAGACTGAAGAACGGAAACTACGAGTGGGGAAACAACGATCCAGTTTGCTGGGCCGCGACGGGTCTTACGAGCGATCTCGTTAGCGACCTGGTTGATAAGAACACCGAGAACAGCGTGACGATCGCCAACGTAGTTTGGAACACCCGTGAAGGTACCAGACATATCGAACGACTGGGTTGTGCCCGCGAGAGCGATCAAGTCGTTGATGATTTCGTTGTCGATTTCGGAAACAACTGCAGCGGACAACGAGGCAGTGATTTCTGCTTCGAGGTCAAGACCGTGGGAGGCCTTGATGTCCTGCATTGCTTCTGGAGTCCAACGAGCTTGCAACTTACGGGAACCCGCAGTTACAGTTTGCTTGAGGACTTCGAGGGTCATTGCGCGACCACCGAATGCTTCATAGTCTGAAGTTGCTGCTGCAAAACCAGCGGAAGTGCCTGCTGCTGGACCACCTGGTGCAGCTGGTGCATCAGAGGTTGAGTAGAAGCGCTTTACCTTGGAGTTGTTAGCAAATACTTCGTCACCAGGGGCAACGGCGTAGTTGTCATCAAGACCAGACGTGGTGTTCGCTGGACCGGTGACTGCTTCGCTGAACAAGAAGCGTAGTGAGTAGACCAAGCCAACTGGACCGGCCATTGGCTGAACGCCAACGAGTTCGGTTGCAATTGTACCTGGGATGATACGACGGATCATTGGGATAACGATCTTCTGGAAGTTACCAATCGCACCGGCTGAAGAAGTACCCGCAGCTGCAGTTTCCTGCAAGTGCTGCATCTGGTTCTCTAGGACTGGGCCCAGAATCTTCTTCTTGCTTTCGCTAAGACCTTCAAGAAGGGTCTCTTTGGTTTCGCTCCAATTTTCAAATAGTTCCATTGAAATTTCTCCTTTATGGACTTAGTGACTTAGGCAATGCCAGCAAGCTTCTTCAAAGAAGCGTACTTGTCTGGTGCTTGCTTGGCTGGAGTCTCAGTAGACTCGTTGCCGGTTACTACAACGGACTCAGTTACCTGAGGGGCATCGCTTCCAGCCGTTTCTTCCTTAAGAACACGACCAATGAAGTGGTTGTATGCTTCTTCTAGACGGGAAGTTTCGACCTTGTCGAGTACGAACAGCATCTGTTCGCGCTTCTTTCCGTTAAGAGGAGCAAGAATCTTTTCTAGCTTGGCTTCACGAACCATTTCTGCCTGTGATTGCTCAAGGGCTGCGATGGTGCTCTGTGCTTCTTCAAGCTCAGATGCGGTGGCTGCCAACTTCGCTGCAGTTGAATCCTCATCAACGTAGCTCTTGTTGAACTCAGTTGAGAAGGCTTCGAAGATACGGCGACCAAACTCGTTCTGCTTGACAACTTCGAGGTCCTCACGGAGCTCTTCGAACTCTTCAGTGAGACGTAGCTCAAAGAAGGCGTCCATTTTGTCGATCAAGCTGTCGAGCTCGGAAGAAAGCTGCTCGGCCATTGTGTGCTTCTCTTCAACGATTTTCTCGGCATATTCTGCCTCGAGGTCACGGAAGCGCTCGATGTCGGCCTTCAACTCATCAATCTCTTCTGCAAGCTTCTTCGATACGAAGGACTCAACGTTCTCTACGAGAGCGTCACGTTCTGCGGACCATTGTTCTGCAATTTCGTTTCTCACTTCCATGGTTACTTCTTCACGGACAGTAGTCTTGTAAGACTCAACCGCGGAAGTCCACTGAGTGGAGATCTCTGCCTTAGCTTCTTCGCTGAGGAGCTCAGAGCTTAGCAATTTAGATAGAATTTCATCCATCAGTATTCTCCTTTATGGGGTAGGTTTAGAAACGATAGGCGTTTCTAAAAAGGTTAGTAACCTTACGCGGTTGCATAACATACAAACCTACGTGAAACGTACGATTTTATTTATGACAGTGCGTAAAATCTCATCAAAAACCAAGCACTTTTGGTGCTCTTTCAGCTTATTCCAGCTCGTCTGGTGGTGTTTGGTCGTCTGCATCGTCAACGACATCACCAACAGAAACATCATCGACTACCTCTTCGGTGCCGCCGATTCCAGCAACGGACTTCATCTTGCCCGTTACGTAATTGTGAAAATCCAACGTGGCCTCTTCTGGCTTGTCGTTGATTAGGTTGTTCAACATGCTCTTAAGAGCATCGCGATTTGCATCACTCATTATAGTCTCCTTATGTTATTGAACCGTAATATGATTACGGCTTGTAGAGGGTTATACCGACCCTCTTAGCGGTTATTAGCCATACCACATATCTTCAATGGTACCTGAAGCGGTAAGCTTCTTATTGACATAATTAATGATGTCTGATTCACTGACATCTCCAAGTGTCCATACAGTTAGGTGCTGAAGTGCCTTCTCATCAGCGTGCTCTTCACCCTTTTTAACGTCACGTGCATCATGCGCAGCCTTAATCGCCTCGGGTGAAAGCTTTTCCTTCTCGTCAAATAAGTTACCAAATTCTTTCCATTCTCTAGGCATTTCATCATCTAGTGGACCACCATCGGTGGCATCATAAACAATGACAATTTTCTTTCCCTTAGGTGGCTTGCTTGGATGCAGGCGCATACCTTCATTGATTTGGAATGATTCCTTTACAGAGCCCCATTCCTCTTCCTTGCTCTTGTCAACCAATGGCTTGACGATCTTGAGAGCTTCCTTACCAGTCTTTGCAGTTGGGAAGTGGAAGTAGTAGATGCCACCAGCGCTCGACGTGGTGAACTCGATATTCGCAGCAAGTAGTGCGCGCTTTGCCTTTGCAGCATTGCCCTTGTCTTGAAAGCCAAACTCACGGTTCTTATCTGGACCGCGGGACTCTTCGAAAAGTTCTGATATTAGCATGTTACTCTCTCCACTTTTGTTCTTTCTGCTTGTTGATGACCTTTGCTACAATTTTGTGCGCTTCATCAGCAAGTGATTCATTCTTAAAGTTGAAGTAGTAAACACCCATAGAGAGGTTCATGTCTACTTCAATTCCAGCTTCTAGCAGCGCATCGACTGCCTTGTGCATGTTGCTCATGTCACCAAGACCGAAATGAAGGCCGATAGGGATAACCTTATCGGCCTTCGATTCCGTAATTAAACCCGCCAGCTTACGTAGACGGGAAGCTTCCATTTAGGCCTTCCACATGCTCGAAGTCTTTGGCTTCGTGCCTGACTCCTTTCCACCTTGAGCAGCAACGGCCTTGTCAGCGTTGTTGATCGCGGTTGAGCTTACGCTCTTTGGAAGAAGAGGACCTGATGGCTTCTTACCCTTGAACAGCTTGACCTGGTTCGCTGGCATGACGTGAACGGTGTTGTCGCCCATCTTGACGGTTACGCTATGAACGTATGGACCAGCCTTGCCGTCAGCAGTCGTCTTCGCCTGCTTGACAATACCGGATACAACGCCCTTACCCTTTGGAGTCATGACTGGCTTACCAACACGTGAGTTGACAACTCCTGACATTGCTGCCTGAATCTGAGCGGTGTCTTCGGAGATTGCTGACTCGAGATCGATAAGATCCTCATCGGCAGCTTCATCGACTTCCTCAGTCTCTGGCTCGCCCTTGTGCATGGTGCAGCCGGCC